ACGCAACATGTACTTCAAAGGACAAGAGCCAACTCATCAGATTTGGGAAGTCAAAGGTACTAAAGACCATGTGTATACTGTAGAGAAGTCAGATAATGGATGGTACTGTAGTTGCATCGGTTTTAAATATCATGGTAAATGTAAACATATTGATGGAGTGATGAATGAACATAAATGAATTTCTTAACAGTCTTGCTGAAAATGCCTCACGCAATTTCAAAATCGACCAATTAAACGCACAAAGCGATAACGAAACTCTGCGTGAGGTTATTCGGCTAGCACTGGATCCATTTACTCAATTCTATCAACGAAAGATTCCTGAGTACACCACAGACAAACATCAAACAAGTCTTACTCAAGCCATGCTTGCATTGTATGACTTGAAAGAAAGAGTTGTTACTGGTAATGCAGCAATTGAATATCTCCGTATGCTTCTTTCATCCGTATCAGCCGATGATGCTAAAGTATTAGAGAGAATTATAGCAAAAGATTTGAAGTGTGGTGTTGATGTATCAACTGCCAACAAAGTTTGGTCTGGTTTGATTCCTGAATACCCATGTATGTTATGTAGTCCATTCGAACAGAAGTTAGTTGACAAGATTAAATTCCCAGCCTATGCTCAAATGAAGATGGATGGCATGAGATTCAATGCAATTGTCCGTGATGGCAAGTGCGAATTTAGGAGTAGAAATGGCAAAGAGATTTTATTACTTGGCAATTTGGAGCAAGAGTTTATTTCTCTTGCTGGTTCTATTGATTGTGTTTTTGATGGTGAACTACTTGTAATGCTTGAGGATGAACATCAGTTTGCAGATCGTCAGACTGGTAATGGTATCCTTAACAAAGCAAACAAGGGAACAATCTCTGCAGAACAAGCAGCACTGGTTCATGCAACTGTTTGGGATTTGATTCCATATGTAGCATTCGTTGATGGACATTGTTTGACTCCATACTCAAAACGATTCTCTACTTTACAAGCAATTGTAGATAAACAAAAGTCAGATGGTAAAAAGATTTGGACTGTGACATCTACCATCGTACAAACTTTGGATGAAGCACAAGAGATTTTCCAAGGCTATCTTGCAGATGGATATGAAGGTATCATTCTTAAAGATGGTGGTGGTGAATGGGAAGACAAGCGTAGCAAAACTCAGATTAAATTCAAAGGTGAATTAGAATGCGATCTGAAGATTGTTGCAGTCGAAGAAGGTAAGGGTAAAGCAGTAGGTATGCTAGGTGCAATTATCTGCGAATCAGCAGATGGAATTGTAAAGGTAAATGTAGGATCTGGTTTCAATGATGCACAACGAAAGCAATATTGGAAAGAAAATTTAGTTGACAAAATCGTGGCAGTGAAGTATAATGCTAGGATCAAGAACAAAACTGGAGAAGAATCTCTGTTCCTCCCAGTGTTCATTGAACTGCGTGATGACAAAGATGTTGCAGATAATTCAAAGGTAATAAAATGAAAGTAGCAATTAATAGATGTTTTGGTGGATTCGGTATCTCAAATGTAGCGTTTGAGAAGTTATTGGATCGTAAGGGTATCGCATTCGATAGAGTTGAACCAGAAGAAGGTCGTTCATTCATCGGTGGATCTTATTATGATGCAGGTTATGCTGGTGTTGATGAACACTACCTAAGTGATTATGACATGACTCAAGATCGTGCAGATCCAGATTTGATCGCAGTGATTGAAGAGATGGGTAAAGAAGCAAACAGTTGGGCAGCAGATATTGCCATCGTGGAAATTCCAGATGATGTCAAGTGGCACATCCACGAATACGATGGACTTGAGCATGTAGCAGAAGACCATAGGACTTGGAGTTGATATGTTTGATATTGAAGAAATTAGATTGGCTCGTGCACTTGGAAGAGCAATTGAAGCAGAAATTGCTAAGGGTAGTAAGTTACCCGATGAAGTGCTTAAAGCATATGAGGACTTGTATAAGTGGTGGCAGGTACAAATGAGTAGGGAATTATCGTGAGAAAAGAATTAGACGAAGCACTCTGTGCAGGATATCCATTGATCTTTAAAGATCGTCATGAGAACATGCAGAACACAGCCATGTGTTGGGGATTTGATTGTGGCGATGGATGGTACAACATCATCGATACTCTTTGCGGTATGTTGACTTCTGAATATCGTGGTGCAAAAAGTCGTTATGATCATCTCGCAGAAGTTGGTATTGGTAATGTTCTTTATGGGACAAAAACAGTAACACAAGAAGCACTTGATGAAGCAAAGACTAAACTTGATGAAGAAACTCTTAAAGTTCCAGTTGCGGTTCAGGTGAAAGAAAAGTTCGGTGGACTTCGATTCTATGTTCAGGCTGCAACTGATAAACATTACAACTATATTAGTTTTGCAGAGTCTATGAGTTATCGTACATGTGAAATGTGTGGTGCTCCAGGAAAAACATACACCGATGGTTGGCATACAACTCTCTGCGATATTCATGCAGCAATGGTTGGTAAAGAAGAAGTCTATCAGTCTGATGAAGATGAGGAAGAAGAATAATGTTTTACGGTAAAGAAAATATGGAAAAGAACTTTGATGTTCTCCTACAGAAACTACAACAACAAGAATTGTTTTTGTTTGAATCGATGCCAAGTTACAAATTAAATGAAAGATGGACTGACGAATTTCGTATTCGTGATGGACATACTAAACTAGCAGATGGAACATGGGTAACAATTCATAAAGTAAATGCTTGGGTTGAAAAACTTAAGAAAGACACGACAGAGTTATATGACCAGTGTCAAAAGAACTATCGTGAGATAGATGTATTGAAAGCACAAAAGAATGAGATGGAATTCGGTCTGCGTCATGCGCAGAAATCTTTAAACAAAGCGTTAGCAATAAAAGGTTATAATGATGACTAAAGAATATATTGACATGTTGAAACAAGAACGACAAGTTTTGCTTGATCGTTACGATCCTTACAGTGAGGGTACTGGTCATTTCAATACTGCTGTTAGCGTATTGACTGCTCGTATTGAAGAGTTGGAGAAACCAACTAAACTGAAACAAGGTTCGGTATGGGTATTGGTCGAAGCAATTATGTCTTATCGTATGCGTTACATGGTCGAAGCACCAGCAACTAATCCTGAGTATGCCATGGATGATGTAACAATGGAAGATGCCAAAGAGTTTTCTCAGTTGGCACTTCAAGAAGTTATTACTAGCCATCGTGTTATGACTGAAGATGAAGCATTGGCTCTTTGTGATGAAGATAATGATTATACTAATGGTTGGACTAAAGACCAAAAGATTAATGCATTCTTCACCAAAGAGGGACAAGGCAGAGGATTCTAATGTTCATGTTCGATGTGGAAACGCTGGGAGTAGAATCCAACTGTGTGGTTCTTTCTGCAGCTATGGTTCACTTTGATCCAGAGAAACGACCAACCTATCAAGACTTGTTAGACAATGCATGCTTTGTAAAGTTTGATGTCAAAGAACAATTATCAGTTGGTCGTTCATCTTCTAAGTCTACACTTGATTGGTGGAAGGGTCAACACGAATATGTTCGTAAGACTTCTCTTGATCCATCTCGTGAAGACATGAATGTGGAAAATGGAATGCAAAAGTTTTATGATTACATGAAACAATTCCCAAATGCCGATAAACAAACTATGTGGGCACGAGGTTCATTAGACCAGATGGCAATTGATTCGCTTGCTGTTAAATTTGCCTTGCAAGAGATTACAGGGTATAATGTATGGAGAGATGTCAGAACTGCGATTGACATTATGTTTGGAACCACGAATGGCTATGTAGAAGTAGAGCATCCTCTTTTCAAACGACACGAAGTTATCAAGCACCATCCTGTTCACGACTGCGCACTTGACGCAATGATGTTGCTATATGGAAAACAAGTTTAATGGAATTTTATACCAGTGTCGCTGCAATAGGCGACAAGATCCTCGTTAGAGGGTATCAAAATGGCAGAGCATATCAGCGTAAGATAGATTTCTATCCTACGCTTTTTGTCACTTCTAAAGTCGAATCAAAATGGAAGACTCTGGAAGATACATTTGTTGATGAAATAAAACCTGGAGGTATTCGTGAGACTCGAGACTTCATCAAACGCTATGATGGTGTTGAGGGGTTCCCTGTTTATGGTAATACCAATTACGCATATCAATACATCAGTGACACTTACGAAGACGATATCAACTGGGATATGGAACAGATTAAAGTTTACACCATTGACATTGAGACTGAAACTGAGAATGGATTCCCAGATATCAAGTCTGCCAATGAAGAAGTTCTGCTAATCACTATCAAGGATCTTCAGTCCAAGAAGATTGTTACCTTTGCTCAAACAAAGTATGGTGAGTATAAATCTACTCGTCCAGATGTAACGATGGTCAACTGTCGTGACGAACAACAGATGCTCAAAGAGTTTATGATTTGGTGGCAGGGTAATTATCCAGATGTCATCACTGGTTGGAACACAGACTTCTTCGATAATGTTTATTTGATTCATCGTATTCAGCGAGAGTTGGGTGATACATTTGCTAATAAGATTAGTCCATGGGGTTATGTTAATCAGCGCAAGACATTCATCAAAGGTAACGAAGAGATTCACTATGATATTCTAGGTATTTCTCAGCTGGACTATCTTGAACTTTACAAGAAATATACATATACAAAGCAAGAGTCATATCGTTTGGATTACATTGCTGGTGAAGAACTAGATGATACTAAGAAAGAAAATCCAGGAAATGACTTTAAAGATTTCTATACAAACCACTGGACAGACTTTGTTGAGTATAACATTCATGACGTGGAGTTGGTTGACAAACTAGAAGACAAGATGCGTTTGCTTGAGTTGCACCTGACCATGGCATACAATGCGAAGATTAATCCTGAAGATGTTTATTCTCAGGTTCGTATGTGGGACACTATCATTTACAATCACCTGCGCAAGAAAGGTATTGTGATTCCAACAAAGGCATACTCTGGTAAAGATGCTCAATTCGAAGGTGCTTATGTTAAAGATCCAATGATTGGTATGCACAAGTGGGTTGTTTCCTTTGACTTGAACAGTCTTTATCCTCACTTGATTATGCAGTATAACATCAGTCCAGAAACTCTGACATCCGAGAAGTTATCAGTGACTGTTGACAAGTTACTTAATAAAGAGATTGATACAGACTATCTCAAGCGCAGAGACCTTGCCATGACTGCAAATGGTTGGACATATCGCAAAGACATCAAAGGGTTTATGCCTGAGTTGATGGAAGAGATGTATATGAATCGTTCCAAGTTTAAGAAACAGATGTTGAGGATTGAACAAGAATACCAAAACGACAAGACAAAGGTTCACCTGCTAAAAGATATTAGTCGATTGAACAACCTGCAGATGGCAATGAAGATTGCTCTTAACTCTGCTTATGGTGCGATGGGTAATCAGTACTTCCGTTATTTCGATATTAGAATGGCTGAAGGTATTACAACTTCTGGTCAACTATCCATTCGTTGGATGGCAAACAAGTTGAATGCATTCCTCAACAAGACTCTCAAGACAGAGGGTAAAGATTTCGTTATTGCCATTGACACTGATTCAATCTATCTTACACTTGAACATCTAATCGAGAAAGTTTGCGAAGGTAAGAACACTGAGCAGAAAATTAAGTATATGGATAAGATCTGCGAAGATGTTTTCCAACCATTCATTGATCAAGGCTACACCGAACTATCAGATTACATGAATGCATATAGTCAGAAGATGGTTATGAAGCGAGAAGTTCTTGCGGACAAAGCCATCTGGACTGCCAAGAAACGATATGTCATTAATGTTCACAACTCAGAAGGAGTGCAGTTTGCGAAACCTAAGATCAAAGTTATGGGTCTTGAGATGGTCAAGTCATCTACACCTGCCGTTATTCGCACAAAGTTGCGTGATTCGCTTCAGGTTATCCTCGCAGGTGATCAAAAAGATCTTCATACATATGTTATGGAGTTTAGAAAAGAGTTTGACAAATTACCGATTCAAGAGATTGCTTTCCCGAGAGGTGTGAATGGATTGAAGCAGTATGCAGGCTCTCCAATTTATACAAAGGGTACACCAATCCATGTTCGTGGTTCATTGTTGTTCAATCATCACTGCAAGCGTTTGGGTATCGATAAGAAGTATCAACCAATCCGTGATGGAGATAAGATTAAGTTTGTGTATGCTCGTACACCTAATCCTTTTAACGAAGATGTGATTGCATTCCCTCAGGTTCTTCCAAAAGAGTTTAAAATGGAATCATACATAGATTATGACAAGATGTTTGAGAAGGTATTCTTGGACGCACTACAAATTGTAATTGAACCACTGGGTTGGAAGACACAAGAAGAAAGTTCATTGGAGGATTTCTT